GGGGACACGATGCAGGTGAGAGCTTACCGCTCGAAGTGCGGGACATAATCAAAAAGACGTATAAATTTATGGAGGAATTGTGGGAAAATTATATGCAAAATGGCAAAATTAACCCAGTTTCTGGCATATTCCTCGGCAAAAACAACTACGGCTATGTGGACAAGCAGGATTATGTGATCACGCCGAACACCCAGACCGAGAGCGACTTTTCCGAGGACGATATTCGCAAGCGCTACGCTCTGCCCGACCCGGATGCCTGATCGACTTTGCGACTTTGGCGTTCACCCGAACGACTTTGCGACTTTGCGACTTTCCCCGCCGACTTTCCGACTATGCCGAGCGACTATCAAACGACTTTGCGACTTTGGCGAGCGACTTTGCCCGAACGACTTTCGACTTTCGCCAAAACGACTATCGACTTTCAGAAAAATTCCCGTCCGGAGGCGCGAAAAATCCGGGCGGGAAAATTTTTGAGAAAATTTCAGAAAACGGATTTGTGCCGGTTTGAAAAAGCATAGGATTTTGAGATTTTCCTGACCTGGTTCTATGAACCGGATTTGATGGTATCGGTTTTCGGTTTGGCATATTCTGAAATATGGTTTTCAATACTATTTTGTGAATAGCTCTAAAACGCTCTGTAATGGCTCTAAAATCGTTTGTATTTTTGCCCTATACCTAATTAGGGTAAATGGTTAAAACCTCCCAGAATGGCAATTTGAGCGTCTGGGAATGTTTGAAAGATATAAAGCTATTCCGCACAATGTCAAGCCCCATTCGAAAAACGCATTTTCAAGCCCTGAGAGGGCTGTTAATCGCTTTTTTGAATGGGGCTTGTATGGTAAATCATGCCCCAGGTGTAAAGCGGTTTTAGGGCTGTTTCTGGGGCTTGTAATGGTAATGGCCTGGGGCTGTTTCCTGTTGGCTGTTTCCTGTTGGCTGTTTCCTGTTGGCTGTTGGCTGTTGATCAATATGGGGAGGGCTTGACAGGTTTGGAGGGCTTGCAAGCGGTTAAACCTCCATTCAAGGCAATATATTAGGGCTTGCAAGCTGTCAAGCGTTGACAGCATACAAGCCCATTACAGCCCATTTCAAGCGGTTAGGGAATGGGGAGGATATACAAGCCCATTCAAGGCAGGAAACAGCCCCAGGCGCTTTTCCTGGGGCTGTTGATCAATCGCAGGTTTAACAGGGAATTGAATTTTCTCTAAATTCTTTCAATAATCCATAGCGTTTTCCGATTTTCCGGAAATATTCGCCATAATCAGCTAATTCCCCATAGCTATAATTTTGTTCGCTTGCCTCCATTTGCCATTCAATGGCGATTTGTCGCGCTTTTTCTTTTCCGGTTTGGTATTTGTTCATGATTCTAACCTCCTAATAATTCGGAATTGCAATAAACAATGGCTCTTTTGTTTTCCTGTCAATGATGGTATAGCAATCGCCATCAAATTCAATCCGGGTTCTATTCTTTTTGAAAACAATACCATGTTTGGATTTGAGATAATGCGTAAACGCTTTTTTATCGTTTTCCGCTTTACAATGCGTTTCCATGTTCCCCATAAAGTAACTTGTATTAATCTCAAACCCGTCAATATCATTTCCCCAGGCGTCAAGTTGTCTAATCTCAAAAGTCATAATTAATACCTCCTAATCAATCTTTTTCTAACCTGAATCGGTTCATTGTACATTTGTTCTAAATGACGTTTGAATTTCTCCAATGTGCTAATATCCTTTAGCGGTTTGGTATTGCAATGGTAATATTCCATTGACATTGTATTGTGTGATTCTTGTATGATCATTTCCCCATTTTCATACATCGGAATACACTGTAAACGGTTATTTGGGTTATATTCAGCGTAAACCGCTAAAACCTCCATTCTGTTATTGATTTTGTCCATAGCGGTTCTAAAGACAACAGGCCATTTATCCATGCTCAAAACCTCCTATTTATTCAGCTTTAGCAATTCAGCCAATACCATAAATGGAAACAGTATCAAACAAATCAGAATCATTGTTAAATCGTCTCCATTTCCGGAAAAACAGTATCAATAATGGTTTTGATTGTAACCCATAATTCGATATACTGTTTAACCCATTTTCCCGAATCGGTTTGAAATTCCGTCAAGGCTGTAAATACATATCCGGTTTGTTTTGTTTCACCTGATTTTGTATCAATGAACATAGGAGATTTATTTTTAATACCATTATCGGAAATGGTTATATAATTTTTGTCTCCTACAATTTCCCGATACTGGAGAATAGCGCTTGACAGGTTTTCAGCATTGATCAAAATGGGGCGAATATAACCCGAATCAATCCAATACTTTTTATGGTTATATTCTTTCATTGTGCAGGTAGTAACAAATTCAAACCGAGTATTGTTAATCTCCATCTTGATAATTTTCATAATTCAAACCTCCATTATCTGTTGTGGTATGTTGTGGTATGTTGGGGAGAAAACCGCTTGACAATAGCAGGTAAATTAACGTATTGGCTTTACATATCCTCTATAGCTGTCGAATGATTCATTGATCATACATTATGCTATATACTAATAGTTGACGCTTGCATTAATAGCATACACTATATAAAGCGGTTAATCTCCCCCAGGCCATTTACACTAATTCAGAATTGATCATTTCAGTCTGTTTAATGATACTTTCTTGATTCAAAACGCTTTTCAATGTCTGAATCAATCGCCCCAGGGCTGTTTCATCACATTCGATTAATTCAACCCGTAAAGTGTTTTCAATGACAATTTCGCCGTTTTCATGCTTGTAAATCCCTGTTGCGTTATAAATTGTGCCTCCATCCAACATTGTATAAATCAGATTTGATACAATTTTTGTCGCCTCCAATGTATCAATTTTCTGGGTTTTAGTATCTTTATCATTCAACCCAATATACAGAGTTACTTTTTTCATTCTAACAAACCTCCATTTCCATCCATTCGCGCTTGCAAATTCCCGGCAGGTTATACAATCTCCTAAAGCTGTCAATGTGTTTGGCTGTTGTCGCGCTATAACCTCCCCATAACCGCTTGAAATTCCCGGATTGATCAATCATACAAACGATTGTTTCATAGGATTGCAGGTAGATATTGCCATTGTTACAAGCTATTATAATTGCTTTTCCATAATAGCTTTTCTGATTACGGGGCTTTAGTTCAAATTCTCTATAACCCTCCAGAATCGTTTTAACATCCAATACTTGATACTTGTACATTCTCAAAACCTCCTATCATTGTTTTCTATGTACCATTTCACCTTGTAACCGTCTCCCAGGTGAAAAGCCGTCCATTGTGCTAAACTTAAATCGTCGAATGTTCCTAACCGCTTGCCATTGGGTGATTCAACATAGTACCTAATCATTGCCATAACCTCCTATTTGTTTCTTTCATCCCAGGGAATATGCACTGAATCAAATCTTTCATCAAACAGCTTTAGCGCATATTCGTGTAAATCGTCTAATTGTGTTCCTTGCAATTCGCTTGCAATCTTGATTAGGGATTTACAAATGTCCTCAAATTGTTTCTGTTGTCTACAAACCGGAAAATTGAAATTCGCCATTGTTCTAACCTCCTATTCTCCAATGATGGTAAAACATCCCAATACGTCAAACACGGAATTGAGTGATAATTGCTTGATGGTATATCCCATATACTTTGCAAGCAATTTCTGGGTGATTTTGTCTCCCAGGTGTTTTGCTATTTCCCGATACAAGCGGTTATAATAGCGGTTTTCCAGTTCTCCAACAGTCAAATGATTGTATTCGTTCATAGTCAAAAGCAACATTCTGAAAACCTCCAATCAATTCAAGTGTTTTCTTGATTGATATTATTATATCAAGTGTTTTCTTGAATGTCAAGTGTTTTCTTGAATAAAAATCAAGTATTTTCTTTAGAATTATTTATGTATACAAAAGTGTACATTATAGTACATTGCAAGCCTTATACAGCCCCATTACAGCCCATTGCAAGCGCCTGGGGCAATGGCCTGGGGTTTTCCTGCGTTTGATCAATGGGGAGGATATACAGCCCATTGCAAGCGCCTGGGGCTGTTGGGTTTGGGTATATCCTCCATTGCAAGCGGTTAGGGCTGTTTCCTGTTGGCTGTTGATCAATATAGGGAGGATTGCAAGCGCCTGGGGCAATGGCCTGGGGTTGAATCGGTTAGGGTAATGGCCTGGGGCTGTTGGCTGTTTCCTGTTGATTAATGCTTGATGGTATATGGGGTTATGGGTATAGGGTATATGGGGTTATATGCTTGAATCAGCTTGTAAACCTGCGTTTTTCTGTTTTCGCTTTTCCTGCGTTTTCGGTTTGGTTTGTTGCTTTTCCTTCCCATTGATCAACAGCCCCAACAGCCCTAACCCCTGGGGGAATGGCGCAAAAACAAAGCGTCGCGGGGGAGTAGCTCAAATATCCCGGAGAAATAAAAAGAAATTTTAAGAAAACACTTGACAAGTGATTTCTTGAATGTTATAATGCTCGTGAGGTGATTGAAATGACAGGTCGTGAAATCGTAAAGGCTATCATGGTTCGACAGAACAAAACCAACGCAGAAGTCGCAGATATGCTTGGTATTTCCCAAGCCGCTATTTGGGACAGGTTGAACAACAAGAAAGTGAAAG